ATCTCTTGAACCCGTAAGGCTTCGGCTGATTCTGCATTTCCGTGTGAGTCAATGAACTTTACCCGTAATTGATTGTTGTTCAATGTCTGTTCAACTAAAAACTTAGCACCTGCTATCAATTCGCTTATACTAGCGCTAGGTCCGGTCACACCGAAGTTAGCACCTTCTGGTAAGTATAATATTTTGTCTACGCCCATTGATATGCGTGATCTATCGTCTACACCAGTTACGAACTTAACTCCAATCGCACCAAGTCTTAAACATAGGGATATTTCCATAGCTGCTACAGATAATGCTAAATCTGCTCGTACCACATCCTCTGCCGTTCCTACAAAGAAATCTCTTATTGGGGAATATCTATGACAGAAGGTGACCGGTATGATACCATAGGGATTGACATCACCTTCGTTAAATGAAATCTTATCTCCGTGCACATCTACACCAAAATGACGAGCAGGAAGACCTGGTCTATCCTCTGTCCATACGACAAACTCTTGATCTTTGAGCTTTGCCATACCATTGTTCTCGATTGCGTAAATGACACCAAAAGGTTCCTTCTCACCAGGTAAGAACAACGGCTCCATAAATGGCAATAATTCGTACTCTACCTTTTCGGTCCTTTCATTCCAAAGACTTCTAAAGCCCATAGTCCCAAGCAAGAATGTAGTTTGCTCAAGTTGTCTGCGCTTTGTGTTTAGGTCTTGTACGTTAACTATCTCTTTATATCTTGGGTCAACCCCCATACGCACAGGCTTTCGGTAGGCTTGAGACCTAGCCTTACACACACGGCGTGTTAAATTTTGTGTAAACATAGGAACTTGCTGCAAACTCTCTGAGCCAAAATACTCACTAACGTAATCGCCTACATTGATTCCTTCGTAAAAATCTAAAAGATACTCTCTTTCCTTTGCCCGTGCTGTCTCAATGTGATTGAGATGCTCGGCTAGAGAATCTATTATAATCTGTTCTGATAAGTCTTTGATAATCACCAGTCTATTACTCCTGCGGTTCTACTCTTAATTGGAAAAAGATTACAAAAAAAATATCTTGTGGCATCATTGCTATGGTCAGTTACACCATCCTTGAGGGGTTCTTCCTTTAACTTCTGGTCTTTTTTCTTCTCAGGATAGCGATAGTTTTCGTAACTCATAATAAATTTATCGCATCTAGGGTCGCAATAAAAATGTGTTTTGCCACCTGCATCCTCAAACCAACTACGCACATGAGAGATACCATTTGCTATGTTGCGTGAGATACGATCCTTTCGTGAGTCTACTCGTAGACCTTGCTTTCTAAAGACCTCTATATCACTTGCAGATGATTGCGATTGAACAGAGCCACCGGCAGGGTCTCCAAAGTATCGAACGATCGGGTACGGAAGTGACTTGACTTTCTTTGCAAACTCCTCTGTCTTAATGTTCTCTTCCCAAATCTCATCTATCAAGAACACTGTATCTTTACCACCAGGTGTTGGTTGGACTTGAAAGACTCCACAAGCGGCAGTCCGGTAGCCAAAGTCGATACCACAGTAGGTAGGAAGATCTGGGTTATACTTGATCTTTTGGATGTGTATGGTCCGATCAAATGGAAAAACTCGCCCTGAGAATGAAGTGAATTGGGCTCCGAACTCTTGTTGCCATGTTTCATATGTTAAACTCTTCTTTAGGTCTTCAATGTCATCTTTAAAAAATGGAGACTCCCAACTTGGATGTTGCCAAGAATCCCAATCGGGAAACTCCTCGGAGCCACCTCTTTGCCACAAATCAAACATCCAATTGTATCCTTCTGGAGTGGTCGTGAATAGTGCCCAACCACCTCTATCGGATAACGTAGGTCTTAGGTACTGCTCCCATACTATCTTGCGTATCTTTGCTGCCTCTTCAACAATAAGAACATCCACACCATCTCCTACTAATGATTCTGGTCGGTCTGCACTCTTCATCGCTATCTCTGAGTTGAGACCTGCTATCTTCATATAGTGCACTTGACCACTGATCTCTTTTTTGTGTGCTATAGGAAGTTTAAGCTTCGTTATAACGTCAAATGCTATCTCTCGCATAATCTTGTTTGCAAGGTCTAGAGTTGGACCAACGATCCATATCCTCATGTTGGGGCTCAGTAAATAAGGTAAAACCTCTTTAGCTGCAGAATAGGACTTTCCAGATCGTCTCCCTTGGATATTCACACGGAATCTCGCTGGGCTATTGTGCACTGCTAGTTGATTCTTGCTAGGCGAGTACCCTAGGATTTTCCAGAGATTTTCCTTTTTCAAGACTTTTTTTGTCAATAGGGGAGTCCTCGTATCCACATTCTTTTAAAACATTTTCGAGATTACCTACAAGCTCAAGCTCATTTCTCTCTGATTGTCCTAGGTATTGTTTACCTAAGAATATCAAAAGGCTTGTGTTTCCTTGTTCGGCTTGTTTCCATTGGAGGGTACGAAGTTTAACCTTCATACTCTCACGGCCTCGTTCTATCTCGCTTTTAAATCTCTTTCGTATAACAGATTCATCACAATTATGAAGACGTGCTATCTCTACATTTGAGCAACCGAAACTTGCTAACATCTCTACCTTCTCAGGGTCAATATCTATTTTGGGACGTGACATATAAAATCCTATATATTCATTTAATACACAAAAGATTACACTACAGTAATTCCCAGCATTTCTTGATCGCTCTACGCCAATAGGTCTTGGCAGATGATTCCGATATTTCAAGTGCATCTGCAATGATCGGGAAGCTATGAGACTTAAGTCGCATCTTAAAGACCTCAAGCTCTCTTTTGGATAGTGTGTCGTATGCTTCATGTGCAGATAATTGCCATTGTCTCATCTCGGGCTCTATGAGACCCGATCGGAAGATCGCTAGTTTTCGGAACATCTCGTCCCCGAGGTCGATTGATTCTATGAGTCTTTCGTAGTCTGCATCTGTAACTATTGGCCAATCCATTTTTGCAACATTTCCTTATACAAAAAAATAAAAAAAATTTTACGGGCGAAGTAACACAACACGATTTTTAGCTCCTTGTGGACCCAATCCAGGATAATAGTTTGGGATATTTTCCGAGCAAAAAACAACGGATGATTCTAAACCCATTGAGGGAGATTAGGCCAAAAGGTTTGAAATGTGCAAATCTAATCGGAAAAATCGGAAATGACTTAAGCCGGTTTGGTTTCTTTTGTGGTCACGGGCACGGCAAAAAGTTATCTTATTATATATATAAGGAGTAATTGCAATAATATCTATTGCATTAAGTCTACGGATCAGTTAGATTTAAGCTCATAATTAAATAAATATAGGAGATATTATTATGAGTGAAATAATAACAATAACCATAACACAAGACCAAATCGAATCACTAGAACATATTAGCGTTTTGATGTATGACAAGCGTTATAAGAATCTTTTTTATGAAGGCGATGTAAAGAAGGATGAAGAATTATTAAAAGATTTAGAAATCGTAATAAGTAAACTAGGCAATTAAGGAGATAATAAAATGATAACAATACGATGCGATGAATGTAGCGAAGTCTTTTTTGATTCTAGAGATGAAAGAAGGAGCAACCTTGAACAACTTGCAACGGATACGCCTTTCGAAGATGATATGGTAATGTGTTTGGATTGTATGGATGAGATATTTGAAGAAGATGAAAAGACAATCAAAGTAAAAAAACCCGTTGAAAAGGTGCTAAGAATGAAGGAGATAAAAGAGCTTTCACGGGAGCAAAAAATAAGCACTCTCTTTGATTTAAGGACGCTTTTACAAACCGAAATTTTTACTAATTGTTGGTACGATGAAATGAAAAAGAACGGCGATATTGACCACGATGACGAGGAGTTATTGGATAATGTAAACGCAATATTATATGACTATTTAAAGAAACAATGGAGAACCGAATAATGACTACAAAAAACTATACTTTAAAACTTGAACCGGAAGGATTTAAACCCGAAAAACAAGAGTTTTTTCACTTTAGAGGGTTAAAGGTTCGGTATTTAGGACCAACTAATTTTAAGGGTGCCCGTGTCGTAATTGAGGACACAAGGCACGGAAATAAACGATACATTGACTATGACTATAGTCAAAGAGGAATATTAGAAATTGCTTTAAATTTTTTAGAGGGTGAAGAAATATTTCTTGAAATTGAAGGGTTCACCTATAATGAAAAAGACGGAAGCTATACCCTTTTGACTT